GCCACCCGCTGCATCGGAAGCATGAACGGCGTCAGCATCAGAGCAGCGTGCATCTGGTGCATGCGCTCGTCTTCTGGCGACATCATATACATCTGCGCCATGGCACCGCCCGCCATGCCAGCTACGTCGTCCGTCAGGCGACCGATGCGCGTAGTCGGAGCCATCATCTTCTGCGCGCGACGGCCCATCTCCAGCCAACCCTTGTTGGACATTGCGGCACTCAGCACTTGCCCCTCGCGCACCAACTGCGCCATCGCTTGAGGGTCTACCTTCATGCCGCTCTTGACCCAGTTCTTGGCGGCTTGAGCCGTGAGCCGGACAGGTGCAGACGCACCGACCCGCCCTGCCTGCATGCCTACCTTCCCGATAGCCGCGCCAGGCGATGTGGCAAAGGCGCTAAGGAAGCCGATGGTGTCGGACACGATCTTGTCATCGCCTAGGTCGCGCGTAAGGCTGTCGTCTGCCAGCTGACCGGCTGTGCGGCCGGTAGCGCGGTAGAGGTCTTGCGGATTTACGTCGTGCAGCCCCAAGACGTAGCCGACGCCCGTGACGTGATCCATGAACGACGGGTCGGTCGTGCCGTAAGCCTGCTCAAACTCGCGCTCAGAGCGGCGGTAGCCTTCCAGGTAGCCCGTGCCGCCAAACAACTCTAAGTTCGCTACACCCCGACTAGCCTGCGCGACTTCGTCTACGGCATACGCGATGCCATCGGCCATGACGTTGAGCGCGTTGACCGTGTGCATCCCCAAACTTGGGAAGAAACCCCGCACTTCGTTAGCTGACGGGACTTGGCTGAAGTCGTAGCTGACTCCCTGCGTCGGCTGGACAGGGGCAATCTCACCGTATTCACGGGATTGCGGTTCTTGCTGCGGCATCCGCAGCCCACTGAAGTCGTAGCTGAACGAAGTGTTGGGGGTGCTTTCGACCATCGGGCTACCTCATCTTGCTCTGATACCAACGCGCCATTTGCGACAGCATGGCCGGATCGTTTTGCTTGAGCATGCCAGCGATCTCCTGGTAAGCCTGCTGCACCGTGATGTCCGCGTCTTGCGTGCTCTTGACGTGTCTTTTGTAAGCCTCGGCAGCGGCTTGCCCCTCCTCTTGAAGCCACGCAAACTGCACGCCCGGATTTGAAAGCATGGCTTGCGGGTCCGTCCCCAGCCCTTGCACTTGTCGCAAGTCGAAGCCCGCGTTGCGGATTTGAGGAACTAGCGCGCTAGCCGACATCTGAGAAGCAGAGTCGGTGGCGATGTCGGAGACGTTTATCTGCAAGCCTTCTGGCTGGGCCGCTTCTGTAGCTTCACCCCCAGGCTCGCCGCCCACCCTGCTTGTAGCGTTTTCTACGTCTTGCTCGAAACTAGCTCGAGACTGACCAAGAACGCCTTGCAACAAACCATACATGTTCTTCTGGTCGTTTCGGCTCATGGTGCCGAACGCCAACTCGATCAATGGCCCCATGTCTTCGCCCGACATGCTGTAGTCGAAGCTGTAGGTCTTCTGGACGAGATTTAGGAACGTATCGCGACTGCTTTGATCTAGTCGGGCGGTAGCTTCTGCACTTGCTTGGTCCAGTCGGCCGGTGTTGTAGGCGATGTCGCTTTCAACTCGTCGGGCTTGGTTTTCTACTTCATCCTGTTGGATTTGTAGCCTTCGAGCTTGGCCGAACATCTCTACTTGAGCCCTAAACTCAGCTAGTTCAGCCTGCCGATTCGCAATGTCTGCGTCGGTCTCTAGCCGCTGACGAGACTGCTCTAGCGTCTCCATACGCCAACGGCGCTCGTCTTCAGTTGCAGCCGCTTGGTTCTTGATCCATCGCTCTTTGTATGTGCGATCCGTCTCGCTGTCATACTCCTTAATCTCCAAGACCTTGTTGCGATATTCCCGCTCGGCCTCAGTCTCAGCCTTCCGCAGACCAAGCATAGACTGGTTGTATGCGTTGGTTTTTTCGAGCCTGTCTTCCTCCAAAGCCAAGCGACGGTCTTCGCGATCCGCCGTTTGCGCAGCTATCGCCTGTTGGTTTGTTGCAATCTCTTTGTCTAGAGCCAGTCGGTCTTGCAGGATCGACAGCCTGCCTTGCTCCGTCTTGATCTGAGCAGCAGTCAAACTCGATTTGTTGCGTTCAAGCTCAACTCGAGCCCTTTGGATTTCTAGCTCTTCACGAGCAATGTCTTGCTGAGTCTTTGCGATTGAGGCATCTGCCTGGATCTTCGCGATCTGGTGAGGCAGCATTTGTTCGGCTCGCTGGCCAGCCTGCTCTTGCACGGTTACGCCCCGTTCAGCAACGGCGGCAGCGCGCTCCTGCGGCATCGCCTCAAGGATGCTCTTGGCAAGCTCAGGATCGTCGATCTCGGTGCCAGTTTTAGGGTCGTAAATCTTGCCTCGCGCCAAACCAAACCGGCGACCCTCTGGGGTGCTGTAGAACTTCTTTAGATATTCCTGAGCCTTCTGCTCGGGCTGCGCATTCCGCTTGGCTTCATCCAGGTTGAACTGGCTCTGCTCCAAAGCCAGCTTTTGCATCTGCATCGCCGTCTTGTGTTGCTCGGCTTCAATCAACATCCGAGCATCACCCAGCTTGGTCAGGCTTTGTTGCCGCTCAATCTCGGCTTCTTGCAGTCGCATCCGCGAGTCGGATTCGCGTTCACGTAACTGCAACTGCGCGTTGAACTGCTGCTGCTGCTGAATCTGAGCACCAGCCTGCGCAATAGCTTGCCGTTGACCAGCAGCGGCCTGCATCTCTAGCGCCAAGCCCTGCTGCTTGGCTTGACCAATCATGGCGTCAGAACGCATCTGCACGTCAAACCCACTCATGCCGAGACTCCTTGCATGCTTTCAAGCACCGATGAATACAGTTGGTTGACCGCCGCCCCGTAAGTCGCGTGGAAGGGGTCGCTGTCGTAGAGATCAGCGGCGTAGTCCATCAGCCCCATTCGCTCGCCAATCGTTTCAAGCGATGCGGATGGCCCCATTTGGCTGGCGCTTGCGGCCATGCCCTGCGTAGTAAAGTCACCTGTTTGGCCGAACATGGCAGGTGCAGCCATGCCTTCTGCGCCCGCACCCATGCTAGGCATGGCTTGAGTTCCACCACCGCCAGCCACGGGTCCAGCTGGCCCACCTGACGGCATCGGGCCACCAGCCGGAGCGCCGCCCGCGCCTTCTGGAACTAACCTAGCACCCGATGTCGCGGCAGGAGGAGCAGCCGGAGCGCCAGTCGGCCCTGGCATCGGACCCGCCATAGGGCCTGCTGCGCCGCCTCCCTGCGCGGGCGCACCGGGGAAAGCTGGACCTTGCGTCATGCCACCACCGGCCGTGCCCGTTCCCACGCCAGCCTGCCCCATCGTGTTGAGCGTGCTAGTCTGGGTGTCGTAGCTGTCGTAGGCACCCATTTGCCCACCGCTGTAGCTGTATCCGCCACCACCGCCGACACGGCTGGCCATGGCTGCACCCGCAGCTGGGATAGCAGCCATGGCAGCGGCCCCAGCCCCACCCGTCAGAGCGCCTACCGCAAGCGTTGCTAGAGAAGTGCCGATCTGGACGTATTGCGACCGTCGTTCCGCGCGCCTAGCTCGGCTCGCCGCGTCGTCCTGCTCTTGCCGACGCAAATCGCTCATGTAGTCAAGCGGCTGCGTCATGCGCGCACGCTCAAACATGAGGCCAGCTGTCTGCCCGTAGATGCCAGACTCCAGCGCCGCGCTTCCCCCTGGGCGATACGACTGCAAGAGGCCCGTTGCCCCCTGCATGTAGTTGATGCCGCCCTGCATCATGCTCTGTCGCCGCCGATCCGCGACCATGTCAGCTTCCATCTGGATCTGACGCGCGTAGGTGTGCGGGACGAACGGGAAGTCGCCTTCCAGCAACCCGGTGTTAGGGTTGATTCGGTTGTTCTGGAACCAAGTGCTATACGTCTCCGCACCAGGGCGGTTCGCGTCGTTCCAATCGTCTGTGCCGCGCTCCATGTAGAAGTCGCGCACAGATGACCGCTGCTCGGGAGTCATGTTCTGGTAGTTCATTCCCAGATACTCCCGGTTCATCCCCGCTTCTCGAGCGTAGCGGTTTTGAAGGCGCTCTTGTCGGTAGTCCTTCTCGTAGCCGCGAAGAGCGCCGATAGGATCAAAAAACGACCGCCCCAAGTTACGGGTAAAGGCTCTGAAGGATGGCATGTTAGGTAATCTCGCCAGTTCGGACGTGCAGCGTCAGGAACATCTTGGTCGGCTCAAGCTCTAAAGGGTTCAGCGTGACCCCGTCTTCGCCGCCGTAGACGCCGTAGTAGGTGTTGAGGTTGGCTTGGATGCCTTCGCGGTCCGCAGACTTGTCCGAGAAATACATGATGTAGTCTTGGAACTGGCCTGAGCCGACAAACGGGTTGTTGAAGTTGATGCGGAAGTAAAACGGCGATCCGTAGGTGCTAGTCCACTCCGTAGCGACCACACCCTGCTGCAAGATGGCGGCGTAAAGCAGCCCGTTTAGACCACCTGGGATCACCGTGTCGTTGACCCAGTAGCCACCGATGTTGAAGTTGGCTTCTGTTGCCCCTGTTCCGCCGTTTACGCAGGAACCAAACGAAGCTGGCCCTGCATTGGTAGACCCAAAGATGAAGTGGCCGGTCCCAACACCAGACGTTCCCAAAGTGGCGAACAAGTAGCCAGGAGATGGGGCGCTACTCGTTACGGGCGTGTGCGTGTAATTGTAGAGGAATCCAGTTCCCTGGAAGTTGACTGACGGCTTGCCGTTGACCAACACCACCGACCGTGTTGCGCCGTCGTAAATCTTGGGCTGATTGCCAGGCGTAGCTTGGATCATGTCGTGGCCGTTGCCCGACTGGTCAAACCAAGCAGACACGTAGCCGTCGTTAGACCCGCAATGCGTAGCGATGGCGGCTTGATCTAGGTGGCCTAAAGAATCGAAGCCAATGTCTTGGGTGCCGCCGCTGCCAGCTTCCCTTACTGTCATGCAGCCGCCCGTGTGGGCTGTGCGGAGAAGTCTGACGCTAAACGCCATTTCCGCGCCCGTGTAAACGTCGAGGGGCGGGACGTAGGAACCGTCGTCGTAATCGGCCCCAGCGCCCTCAGGAGCGTTGTAGCGAACCCGAGCAAACACGCCGCCTTCACCAAAAGAGGCGGGCAGGCTTAGTTCTCGAGCGTCAGTGGTGATGCTGCCAATCTGCTGTTCGGCTGACTCAGCAATAACTCGGTTGCCCTGCTTCTGGATGATCTGAATGCTAAAGTCGGTAAACGACCCAGATTCAGGGACGCTGACGTAAGCCGCTTCCAGGTGGCCGTCGTAGGGATGGTAGAGGAAATAGTCTCTGACCCCACTGGCGGGAATGTCGGTCAGGTCTAGGACCGTTCCGATCGGGTGCAGGACGCTCCTCGTTGGATTGACGGACTCCTCCCCAACGCCCATGTCTGCTGACTGCATGGGCGGTCGTATCTGTGGAACATGTGGGAGAAACTCGAAATCGCTCACTGCAACGGTTGCACCAGGAACCGGATCGTGATGTTAGCATACCAATCTTCGATTCCCGCAGCCGTGGGTGAGATGCCTTGGGCGTAGACTCCAACGAACGTCGGTGCCAACGCCTCCACTGGACCGCCATACGTCTCGCTAAACCGGAGTGGGTGCTTCCACGGCTGCTTGAGAGCTGATCGAAAGATGATCTCAGGAGTAGCGGTCGAAATCTGTGTTTCGGGTCCGCTGAAAGGCACGGCGACTTTGCCCCTGTCCGGCCCTGCAACGCGGCGAAGCTGAAACCCGTAGACTGCGATGTTGGCGTCAGACTTTACGTCGTAAGGGCCGTAAGACTCGAAGTCTGGACCGTCTTGGCTAATCGTTAGTTCGTCAAAAACGCAGTCGGGCAAATGGCCTACGAAGAACGAGGTAGGCCCGCCAGCACTGTCTGCCACTGGGTCCGGGTTCTGGACGATGTCTTCCAGCGCAACCTCGTAAGACCTTTCGATAACGTAGCCGGTTAGGACCGGGTCGAAGGTCTCCCCTTGGTAGGGGACTAACTTACCCAATTTTGCGCCAGCCCTGTTGGCGCTTAGAGCGATGGCCCCGCGCAGGGGGTCTTTGGCAAGCAGAACTTTCTGCCTTTGGTAGTGTGGGTCCGCAACGACCTCGTCGCCCGGAATCTCCTGGTAGTCCGGGCCAAAAAGCTGGACGCCCTGAGCCACGTTACACGTCCACTTCCACCATGATGTCTTGGATTCGAGTCTGGCGCTCGCCGGTCAACTCGATCTTGAACGCCATCTCCTCGGCATCCGCGCGGCCCTCAGAGAACGTCTTGCGACGACCAAGCTGCTCGATCTCGGCTGGCATCGTTGAGTTGGCTTTTGCGTAGCCAAGCTCCTCCCACTCGCCTTCCCGAGTAAACGCCACCACGCGCGCGTCTGCGCCGTCATACGTCCCATCATCACTCTTGTAGCCAACCACCTTCACGTTGGCGCTGCGGTTCTCCGTGCCGTGCGGGAACAGCCGGTAGCGCATCGAGACGCCGGACACGCTCATCTTGTCCCCGGCGCTACCCATGTAGTTAGTGACGATCGTGGCTCGCTGACGCGCGCCGATGCGGACGGACTGACCCTCCGTCCACGACTGCGCCGCTGTCAGCTCAAACGTCGCGTTGCTCGAAGAGCCCGTGGTCGTGACCGACGCCACGGTGGTTTCGGCGACGATGTTGCCACGATCATCCAGCAGCTCAACAAGCAAACCAGGCTTGATGAACGGCACCCAGTTACGACCTTGCCCGCCAGATGTCAGCGTGTCGCCATCGGCAAAGCTAGCGCCGGTTGCCAACGTCATCGTCGTTGCCTTGGTGCCTGCTGCTGTTGTTGGGTAGACCATGCCTTTGCCGAACACGCCGTTAGCATCGCCCCACTCGTCGTTCAGCACGTAGATGCGCTGGTCGGCGGCAAGGAACGCCATGCGGACAGCGCCGTTGGCATCGCGAATGGGCCGCATCCAATACACCTCAAGTCCAGCTGGCGGTCGCCAAGTGCTGAAGGCGTTGACGCGGTAGTTCCAGATAAGCACCTCGTCGCACGGGAAGCGCGAGAGAAGTTGGTCGCCGTAGTCAGATGGCTGCTGGTAAGCCGCGTAGTCCACGTTGAGGGCGTCAAGCGGAGCCCAACTCCTGTTCTCGTCGGTCACCTTGTGCGTGGCTTCGCGCGTCAGCAACCCCCACAAGATCAAGCCACGGGCTGCGTCGTGAGCACCCCAGCTGTGCCGCATCATCCCGCGCGAATCGCGCAGGTAGCGTCGCTCGTTGCTGTAGAAGTCTTCGCCGACGTTGGCTCCGACATACTGCAAGCCTTGACCCATCGCGACAGGGCCGCGCTCCGACAGCCACGCCAAGCCGCCGTCGAACTCGACCATGCTGTTGCTGGCGATGCAGCCAAACTCGTTGGACAGCAGGCTAGGCTGGCTTGCCGAAGGGTTGACATACCAGCTGTAGCTGTAGGTCTCCTTGCGCGTGCAGACGACAGCTGCACCACCCACTTGCCCGATGGCCGTGATGTCGTCGCCTTTGTTGGCATCGACGATCTTGATGAACGCTCGGCTGCTACGGTGCGGCGCTCCAGGGTCGCCCACTTGGAGCTGACCGCGAGGCATGACGTAGTAGATGGGGTCGCCGTAGCTACTCAGGTTGGGCGTGGACTCAGTAGACCCAGCCGTAGTGTTTCGGTTGAACGCGCTGCGAAGAAGGCGCAGGCGTTCTGCGTTGCGCCACCGTTGGAAGTTAGGACTACCCCAATCGCGCTCCCCGTAAGCGATGCGGTTGAGCACGCGATCCACGATCTTGTAGCTGTCGCGCCCAGGGAACAGACCGCTGTTGTTGATGAACTCGATGCCTTGGTAGGCGTCGGGGAACGACCGGCCAGCAATGCCGAGCGTGGTGTCGCGCAAGTCGCCGTCTGTCCCAGGGCTGCTGTAACCGAACGCAATGCCGCTGCCAGTCGGGCTTGTCTCCCACACGCTGTGAGCCCGAATCCACATCTGGTTGTCGGGGCTAAAGCGGTCGTCGCCCAAGACCCACCGTGACGAAGCCTTGGCCTTCCACAGCTGCAAGTCCGGCCCAGCGTTGCCCAGCGCGCCGCCAGCGAACAGCACGCCTCGGATCATCTTGCACGCGCTGGCTCCTCGAGGCATGGTCGCCGACTGCGGAGCAAGCCGCGTAGGGTCCAAGTAACTGCTGATGGTGCCGCGCGGAGACGCATTCGGCAGAGGCAGAGCAAAACGCACGACCAGCGCATCCGGGTCGCGCGGCGTGCGCGGAGGAAGGCCATACAACGCAGATTCGTCGCCGCCGCTAGTGTTGCCGAACGGCGAGCTACGCGGGAAGCGTTGCAAGTCCCACTGGCCGTAGAACGCAAGCGCCTCTTCGTCCGGCGGGGCCATGTAGACGTTGACCTTCCAAGCGGCGGCTTCGGGGAAGTGATAGCCGGGGTGGACGTAGTTGATGAAGATGGTTTGCGGGAACGTGCCCGCCGTAATTACCACCTCCATCGTCTCGCTGGCCAAGCCCTCTTCGCCAGTGCCGGGGTCTTCAAACGAGATGGCGACCTTGTAGGTGCCTGCGTCTAGCCCAAGGTTGGGCGAACTGCCAATGCCTGCAAGCGGCACGTTGGGTGATCCCGACACCCAGATGCTGCTGCTGTATCCCGAAACATCCGCCGGAGTAGACCAGTAGTCCCACATGGGGCTGGGCTGCGGCGTCGTGCGGCCACTTTCGACCAGTCTCGGCTTAGGAATGCCAAGCGAGCGCGGGCGGTCGTAGATGTCGTTGGCGATTGCGCTGACGCCGTCGTAGGTGTCGTTGAACGGCGTCGTGTAGTCCGTCCCGATGATCGGTGCGCGCATCGGAATCTGGAACATGCAGCCATACTGCGGGACCGCCAAGATGATGCGGTCTGCGGCGCATTCGACGTGCGGTCGATACGGCAACTTGCGTTGCTCGCGCCGGCTAATCCCCAACTTCATGCTTGGGGTAGGCGTAACATCCGGGCTCCCCTCGATGATGGTCCCTTCAGCAAACGGGCCAGCTGTCGTGGCGATGCCATCGCCCCAGTCGCGTTGCCTGTTGCACACTTCCGACCGCGTGCATTCGTAGTTGTTCTGCTTGTCGGAGTCGTAGGGGTTGACGGGCTCGCGCACACGCCAGACGGTCAGCGCATCCGGGTCGTCTGGCCGACTGTGGTAGTCAGGCACGTAGGGGCTGTTGGGCGTAGACGGGTCGTAAGCTCCCTTGCCCGAACGCGCGTAGCGAACGTGGTGTAGCTCTCCAGCCGTCGCGGCTTCGGTCTGCGTGCCCAGCGCGGTCGTAGTCGTTAGGCTTACGATCGCGCTGCCAGCAACGTAGCCACCGTCCACACGGTGGATCTTGCCGTTGATTTTGGCGTCTAGCTCGGCTTGCAGCGTGGCGTCGGCCACCGTCACGCCGTCCACAAACACGGATTGACCAGGCCACAGGTAGTTGATCGGGCGGGTGCTTGCGTAGGAGTAGCCAGTGCCTCCGACATCTGCACTCAAGGTGATCGAGAAGGTGCCCGACACCGTCACGTCTACCGACGACACAGTCAGAACATCGTTCGGGCTGGTGTAGGGGGAAGGGTAGACCGGGTCTTCTCGAAACCGGCTTTCGCCGATAAGCACGATCTCGTTGTTGATCTGCTCAAAAGCGTAGACGTGCGCGGGCTTGCTTCGGCTGTAGTGCGTCTGCTGGGCGTCTGGAGTCCCAACCAAAGACCTGTTGTCTTGCTGGAACTTCGCGCTGGATGAACCAGGGCTTGGACGAGCCAACGGCCTCAGCGTGTCGATTTGATACTGACCAAAGCCTTGGCTGTTGTTGATGTCGGTCAGGTCAAGGAAAGTGCCGTAACCTGGGAAGTGACGGATCTCCGAGCCATCGCTGCTGATGTAGCAGTTCTCAAGCTTCGTAAAGTGACGCGCGCCGCCATCGACAGAGGAGAGGCGCGTGATGCCGCGCCAGATAGGCGACCCGCCTTTCAGCGAGAGTTGTCGTTGGCCCATAGCTGGTAGTGCGAACGTCGGTAACCAAGAATCGGGTAGCGGCGAACAGTCCTCATCCGGTCGCGCTTGGTCCGTTGGGTTTGGCTGACGCTTCGACGCGCACTATCCTGCAACTTGGCGCTTTCGCCCGCGAAGAAACCAGCTAGCGCAGCGTTCGTGCTGCTTCCCGCTAGACGCGCGCACGTCTCGACGACGATCCACTCCGCGATGTTCTTCGGACACGGCAGCTTCTCGTCGCCGGTCGTCAGTTCCTTGGGCATGGTGATGAAGTGACAGCGGTAAGTGCCCTGACCCCGCTCGTTCATCAGGATCTGCAACTTACCGCCGTCAACGTGGCCCAATTGTTCAAACCGCAGCGGATACTCCAGGTCGCTGGGGTCTTCAATTTTCATCAGGCGGTCGATGTAGAGCGGCAGCGTGACAGCCTTGTTCGGTCCAGCATCTAAGTAGATGTCGTCGATCCGACGCAGCCACCAACAGTTGTCGCCAAGCTGGTTAAGGCAGTGCTGCATGGCCGCGTTGAGGTGCAGCAGCAGCAGGTCGTCGTCGATGTCCGTTTGTGCCTTGCTTCGCCCGTAGTAGAGCCGCACGCGACGCCGAGCCTCATCCACGGTCATGGCGTCGTCGATGTCAAAGGCGTCGTATTCTTCTACAGAACGCTGCGGGCCAGGGGTCTGGTCCAGCATCGCAGACCACGCATCAAGGATTGCTTGCGACCCTGTGATGTATCCTCCGGCTCCGTAGTGGTTGCTTGCGTTGACGATGATGGGCGTAGTGCTTGCGTCTGCCAACGTCGCCCAAGCAGAGGCGTCTACCCACGAGACGTAGTCGTCAGCTGCCGCGATGTTCTTGATGGCGGCATTGCAAAAATCCGCCGTCACAAAGTCGGGGCTGGGGTTTTCAGGTTGTCCTGGGCCGTAACCAGGGTGAACAGAAGGCACCACAATTGGGATGCTCTTCTCGTCCAGGGTAGACCAGTTGTTGTCGCGGATGTCTTGGCGAATCTTGGCGATCAGGGCTCGGAAGTTTTCTTCAAAACTGCCAAGCCGTTCCCTGTTGCCAATCAGTGCTTCGTTGTCGCCCATCCACAGAACGACAAGCTGCACGTCCATCTCTACCCCCTCAGGCAGCGCAGCAGCCGCGCCCACCATCTTCTCGTACCACATTTGGTAGATGCGGCCAGAGTAAGGTGCCCAATCAAACTTCTCATCTGGGGTCCAGTATCCGTAATATGGGTAGTTGGCGCTGTCTACTGACGACGGCACGCCGGGACGCAGTGGACCCAGCCAGCTGCTTGAGATGTTGCCCAAAGCCTTGGATCCACCGGCTTGGTTCATCATCAGCGTGCTGCTGAACGCCATCTTGACCATGCCCACTTGCTCGCCCCAAGTGTGCTGCCATCCCCACATCAGCGGGATCTCTACCCCGCACAGCGTGCCTAAGTGGTCTGTGCTGTTAGGCGTCTGGTAGAACGAACCTGGGACGGCTGGGTAGTGGTAGTAGTAGTAGCGTGGGTAGCAACCGCCCCGGTTGTTCGGGTAGTCGTAAGGCGACGGGTGAGGGTGAGCGTCCCCTGGGTCTGCGGTGTTGGCGGTTGTCAGTTCAAGCCACTCTACCTGCCCAGGGGTAGTCGTGACTGGCGTTCCGCCGCTGCCGGGGAACGGTTGCGCGCTCGTGGCCACGTAGCAGTTGTCGTAGTAGTGCTCAGTTGGCGTGGTGGTGCGCCAAGACTGGCCTGTTCGACTGCTCAACCACGTCCGCGTCGGCGACGACGCGAGATCCGTGTAGGGTGCCCAACCATCGGCGTTGCTGTGCCCAAGCAGAACGAACGTCTTGAGCTTGGGGACAGTGATTGGGTTGATGGCCATGTCAGTCGCCCGCGTAGAGGCCGGTCTTCTTCAAGAACGTGACAGGGTCTTTGTAGACCGCCTCCTTGCCTTCGTGCTCGGAGATGCTGTCAACCATTTCGCCAGGCATGCCGCCGATCCACTGGCAGTTTTGCTTGGCTCCTGAACGGTTGCGACGGTCTTGCAGCTTCTTCATTTCATCGAAGTAGCCACGGTAGTGCTCGTGGTGCTGCTTGTCCGTCTTGCCGAACAACCGTCCGTTGGACCGCACGTTCTTGCTCTGATCGAACTCGAACGGGCGGTCCTTGACGAAACTGTTGTCGTTCCAGCTGATGATGTGGTCAGCCTCGCCCCCGCAGTCGCACGCGAGCTGCGAGGGCTTTTTCGAGAACGAGCACACATGCTCGATCAAAACGCCGCAGTCACGGCACTCGAACTCGTAGGTAGGCATTACGACAGCAGGTTGGCACCGCCAGCCACGCAGAGCGGGTGACGGCATTCGAGCGTGAACTCGGCGAGCGCGGCCAGACGGCTGTAGTCACCGTCAGTCTCGACCTTGCGGAAGCCCGGCTCACGCAGCCAGCAGACCGACACCGATCCCGGCTCGTAGCCGATCATGGTTTGGTCCGCATACATCGTGGTGCTGCCCACGGTGCCCGGAGACGACGGCGTTCCAGGCGTGTATTGGCTGTTGTCCACGGAGAACGTGCTGCCCGTTTCGTTGAGCCAACGGTTGGTGCGGAAGCCCACAACGTGACCGCTCGGGAAGCGGAAGTAGTTGAGGTAGTCCGAACCCATGCCGTCGTCAGCACCACGGTTGCGGTCGTTCAGCGGGATCGCACCATCCGCGATCAGGAAGCGAGCCACGCGGCCCATGAGGCGGTAGCCGCACTGGAAGATCCAGGGGCTCGTCTCAAAGTCCGAGCCAGCGTTCAGAGCCGGACTCAGGATGTTGTTGTAGAACAGATCCTGGGTCAGATTCTTGTGCTTCGCATCGTAGAACGTGCTCCACATGCTGGCCGGAATCGCGGTGCCGTAGGGGTCCACGATGTTGTCTTCGGTCGAACCGCTGGTGCGCTCGAGACCCGTCCAGGCCGACCAGTGAATAAGGCCCTGGGCCTTACGCTCGTCGGTGGCATCCGGCGTAGCACCGATGTCCTTACCGGACGTTTCGGGCGAGCCTTGGCCATACATCAGCGTGTGGTCGATGCTGTTGAGCAGCAGCGTAAACAGCTGACCAGAGCGGTAGTCGAACGTGCTGTCCGCGCCCGCCATGTTGACGGTGCGGTCAGTGCCCGACATCTCCATGCCGAAGTGCTGGATCTCCGCGATGGCCTTGAGGCGCACCGGGTAGAACGGACTGCGGTAGCTGAAATCGGCTCCTTCCGACTTCGTGTTGATGTGCGGGTCAGAGTAGTTACGAGCGTTGTCGCCAGCCTGGAAGGGCTCGTCGATGGAGTACTCGTGTACTCGGTTGGGGATGGTCTTGTGCGGGAGTTGACGCAGCAGAGGCGTCATGTAGGCCGCGCGGACCGTGATGGTGTCGAGCAGGTGCTCGCGTTCGGTGGTTTCGTCACCGGAGAAGTAAAGTGCCATTACTGTTGCTTGGGTAAGGGGATGAGGTCGTGAGGTCGCCCGATTTCCTTAGCCGCAAAGTGCCCGACCCAGTTGTTCCACGCTTTCTGAGCGCCAACCTTGTCGTGCTTGAACCTCTGCTCCAGCAGTTCCGAACGCTGCTGAAAGTCAGACTTTGCAGGCTTTTCGGGCTCTAGGGAAACGGAACGGGGACGCATGGATCCGTGGGTTCCAGGGTCGAAACCTCCGGCTCCATCAACCTTCCCAAACATCTCACCATCGCGTCCGCTAGCGATTGTGTAAGCCTCGACGGCATTTAGGGCCGGGTTGTCGTCCATGATCTTCGCAACCGCTGTCGCTTGCTCCTGCGAGGTGAGGCCAAGCTCGCCAATCAGGTTCCGCACGCGGTCGTTTTGTTGAAGTTCACGGACAGCTTCCGCTAGCCCCCCGTCACTGGCCTGCGTGTCCGCTGGCTGCGTAGTGGTCTGGGGTTGGCTGGACTGGGCTTTCATGGCAGCGATCTCTTCGCGCGCGGCACGCAACTCCTTGCGCATCTCGATAAACTCGCCGACAGGAACGCCCTGAGCGCCTTGCTGAGATTCCGACTGGTTGACTTGCGGCTCCGAGCCTTCGTCGTCGAAATCCTGCGTGTTTTGACTGGTGGTCGTCATGGGTTACTCACCGATTCTCGCCTCAAACCAACCCCGGCGGCAGGGCACAGCTAAACGCTAGCTGTATCGCGCACCCGTCATGGCCTTGCTGCCAACGGGCTGAATATCAGGGTTCTTGTGAGCGGAAGTGCTCGCAGGGCACGCGCCGAGGCTCGCCTTCTGCGCACTCATAGCCGTGCCGCAGCACGTCGCCGAATCAACTTTGCTTTGCATTTGGGTCTCCTGCTAGGGGGGATACGTCCAGACCAACACTGTGCAACCGATCTTGCTTATTGCGCAAGCCCTCCACGCGCTTTTTGTGGCGGGCAATGTCCGTAGCTACCAATGTTGGAATCTTGAGTAAGTCTCTTAGCTCGCCAATTTTGGCACGCAGCTTCGTGGTGTTGTCGTGCTCTACGTCCTCTACGCACAAAGCGTTGACGTAGTTTTGCAGCTTCTCATTGAGCATGCCGCTAAACACTTTCCAGCCTTCGTGTTGGACCAGCTGCTGAATCAGATCGGCGTCTCTCAGCTTGCGTTGCAGATCGCGCTCGTCGTTCGCTAGGTCTTCAGCAGATTTCACGCTTCACCACCCATTGCCTGCGTCTGGCTAATGCCAGCACCTGTGCGACCCGTGCGCGCGACCGTGCGCGACTGTTGCGGCCCAGGGGTCACGTCACGAGGCTGCGCTTCCATCCCCCCTTCAACGGGAGCGCGATCGACGCCAGGAACACCGCCCATGGTTTGGAGCATTTCGCCGCGTCTTTGCGACTGCTGGCGTTCCGCGTTCTTCTCCGCTTCCTTCCTTTGGAGTTGCGCGATGTGCTGCTGAATGTGGTCGGCGATGTTGTCGATGATGTATTGCGGCAAATCCTGACGCCTCATCATCGGCATCAGAACCTCAAGGTGGTTCTCATCATCGTCGTTTTCGTTGACGGGCACCGCGTTGCCGCTCAACAACATGGCGTTCTCTTCTTCCTGCGTCCACGTCTCCCACGGTGCAGGCGCGCTCGGGAAGATGTCGGCCGCTTCGCTGTGCCCGACACTCAGTTCAAAGTCCTTGCGGCACAGAGCACGCATGTTGACTTCCGGCATGTTGGGCAGCAACGGACCCCATGCGTTCATCCACTGGCGCATGCCCTGCAAGCGGTTGCCAAACGTGTGCAGGTCCGTGAGAGCCAGGAAGTGGAACTCTACGTCCTCTTGCAGCACTTCCGGCGTCATCGTGGCGTAGCGGTTGAGGAACTTGCTCCCCTTGCCGATGACGCGGAACCGCTCCGGCCCGGTCGCAAACTGCGCGCTGATGTAGTGCGTCAGAAGCGCAACCTGCCTCCACAACTCAGCGTTCGCGCGGATGCTATTCCGCACCATGCGCTGCTGTTCTTGCACCTTACGCTCGGTCTCCGTAGCCGTGCCTTGGGGCGACTCAAACACGCGCAACGCCCCCGACGTTTCCTCAACCTCACGCCGGAAGAAGTTGTGGACATACGGGACGATGCTGCCGATGTCGTTGATCTTGATGAAGTCCCAGTTGCCCGTGTGCTTGAGCACCGTGCCTGGCTGCACTTCGAGGATCGTGTCGGGCAAGTCCGAGTTGCTGTCTGCAACGATCAGCGGTGACACCGCCAGATCGAAGTAGCGCATGATGTTGGACGACACGCGGTCGTAGTGCGCGTTCGTTTGCACCACGCTGTCGAATGGCGCGGGCGCAACCATCTCGTGGCCGTTGCGGTTGATGCGCGACACCGCGTAGGGCACAAACTTGCGGTCAAACGGGTTGAGTTGGAAGCGCAACACGATGCCGTTGGCAACCGTGACGACTACGCGCTGCGTCCCCCGGATTCGCTCGCCAGTCGGATGCGTGACGCCGTCGATGCCGTCGCCGAAGTCAAACCACGCCCACATCTCGACAACGCGAATCTTGCGCGCACCATGCTCGCCGTGGATGTCTTGGCTGTGCTCCGGCCCCATGGCAATCGAGCGGCTACGGCGCAGCATGTCCGGCCATTCCGCACGAGCCGTGTTGTCGGCGCTGCGGTTGCTGCTCATCTCCGTCACACGCTCGCGGAGCTTGCGGACTTGCTCAACCGGGAAGATGCCCTGCTTGGCTTGAGCCTCTAGTTCGTGCAGGTAGACGAGCGACTCGTCACCCACGTAGGCCGCTTCTTGGATGTTGGGCGCGTCCAGGTCGTAGATCAGCCAGAACGGATCGACTTGGTGAAAGCGCACACCACTGCGCGCCACCGCCTTCCGCATGCGACGCTCGACGTGGTATTCCGGCTTGTCCTTGCCGTAGCGAAGCTCAGTCTTGGCCTCGATTACGTCTTCGACCAAGTGCTCCCAAGCAACCTTGATCGCCATGACGTTGCACAACTCGCCATCTCGAGCGATGGGCTGCACGTATTCATGCCAGTTGGCTAGCTCCATCTTTCGGTAGATGTAGCTCTCGATGACCTTGGCCTTGTTGTGGCTCAAGTCACCCATCGTCCCCTCAACCTCAAAGACCGGATCAAACTGCGTGATCGCTTCTTCGATGCGCGCGACCTTGCTGTCTAGCGCCTTCTTGGTTTCGGGGATGTGGACATCATCCTCGTGCTCCTGCCACAGCGCCTCGGTGTTGGCGGTGGCCCAGTTCATGGCCCACCGCCTCATCGGCGCGTGCATGCGGTGCAGGAACTGCTGCTTGCGGTCGTTGACGAACGCGCTAGCTCTGGCGTCCAAGTCGTCGCTGATGCCAGCCAGATTCTTGTAGGGAACCTGCTGCTTTAGCCACTTCTTGGCCTGCTCTGGGTTAGGCAGTCCAGGGGTAACCTCGATGCTCGCTTGTCGCACGAGCTTACCTTGCTTGGATGCCATGTGGTTTAGCCGTTAGGGCTTTCGAACGATTGCGGCGAGCCAGTTCCGGCGTAGCGGCCAAACGAGTGCGTCGTGTAGAAACCCTCGACGATAACCGACCCGGTGCAGGAGCCTGCGTTCGTGTTGGTGATGCGAATGCTCGATCCGTTCTGCACGCCCGCGCTAGGCGTGTTCAACGGCAACCCGGCTCGCTGCAAGGGCAAGAAACACGAGATGCTGTTGGCGGTAACTCGTAGGTTCGTGTGCTCTGTGGCGTGGAACAACGTCAACACCGTGTCGCTCGCAGTGTTGATCTGCTCATCCACTATCTCCAGTTTGAAGCCATCATTATTAGCCCCTGCGTGGATGTGGTAGTGGATGCCAGTGACGACTAGCCCCCCAAGCTCGTAAGCAGGCCCGCCAGCAATCGGGGTGGGCTGAGTTACAACGGACTTAGGGGTAACCAGGGTTGTCGTGCCAGAAGAGGTGGCCAGATCGAAATGCACCCAGAACGGCGTGCCGTACTGGTCTAGTGCGCGGGGATCCATTGCCATGGCTAGACTGCGGGGTTGTTAGGAGTAGTCGCTTGCGCGCCGCCGTTGCGGCCCCACACGCTAACTTGGATGGCGTCGATGCCGTTGTCGGCATTGGCTGGCGTAGTGAGGGCGCTAAGAGCCCCAGTGCCTGGGCCAAATCCTGACATGTCCACAAAGATCCTGCCGGAGTTGGGCACGCAGTTGAGCGCGACATCGTCTACGACTGCGTTGAGCGACAGGTCAGCAGTCGTCAGGCCGAAGACCGGCGCAATCTGCTTGTTGGTCATGTTTTTGCCAACAACGCCGCCGTCAAAATAGCTGGCACTGATTTGACTGGGACTCGAGCCCGAACTGATGGTCAGCAGCGTCTGGTCAGGGGTGCCAATCGCACCGGTCCCAGAAAAGTTTAGGGTCTGGCCGCTGACCGCGTATCCGTAGACGATGTATTGCTCGCCCTGAATCGGCGTCGCGCGGGCGTAGCTAGCTGCATCCGGCGTCGGGGACAGGTTGTATTGCCCAGGGTAAAACAGCTCGATTTCCGTGCTGGTGTTGGGATTTCTAAGACTAGCAGTTGCCAAGCCAGGGCTAGGCAGGGTCGGAGTCACGCTGCCCCAGAACACGTCCTTAGGCACTTCGTCAGCATCGACGAACTCGTAGAGAATCGTGATGCTGCCTACGTCGGTGCCGGTGAAGTCCACCTGCAAGTCGCGGCCTTGACCCAAGAACCAGCTGTCCGCAGGGCTAAACTGCGTTTCCAAGAAATCGCCCTGGTTGTTGTTGACGAACTTGTGCAGCGTCCGCACATCGCCCAGCTGCTTGATTTCGATGGTAGCCGCTGCACCAGCAGTCGGGCGGTCCACTTGCGGTTGCATGCGGACATGCACGTCAAGAATGCGGATTGACTGTCCCGCCCGACCGCTGAGAGTCACGTCTGACGTGCCACTAAGCAGACCAATGCGGTGATCGCTGGAAGGAGTAGACGCCGTAACGCTGTAGCCCAACGTGCGAGCGGTGTCCTCGTCTACGAAGAATCCGTAGGCGCTGCTAAAGTTGCCGAAGTCTCCCCCTAGCGTTGCGGACGAGTAGAGGAAGTGATCCGTTGGAATCGGCACCGCATACTTCGGCTTGTAGGTGACTACGTCGCCTGGTGCTGCGTTGCGCCAGTTCGGAGTGGGGTCAGCTGCGTTGTCGAACTTGCTTTCTTGGCGCAGGAACGACGCAAACGCTGCTTGGTTAGTGACGCCGCCACTTTTGAAGTATCGGAATCCACCTGTAGTCGGGCGGAGGGCCGTGTCCGGCGAAGGGCTTGTGGTGCCACCCAGCAGAGCACCGGCCCCGCGTCCACCAAGCTGTTGCACGAACTGCGTCAGCAAGAAGACTTGGCCCTTGGTGGCTTGCAGCATCTGAGCGCCAGAAACCGCGTTCCCTTGCGCTCGAGACGCCGTAATGGTCATCGGCGTCAGGGAGTCCGCCGAACCGGCTTGCCGCGCCAACTCTGTCAGCCGCGCGCTAGTCGTTTGAAGCATGATTACCTCGACCGGCTAGTTCGCGCCGGATCTCATCAAGTTGAAAAAACAAAGCGTGCAGGCTCGGCGGTGAGTCCGGTTGGCCTGCGATTGCTCGGACATGGTTGCAGATGCGCTGCAAGTCATCAAGCAGCTGCGGGCGCACTTCTAGCTTATCGTGTGCTGTATCGGTCATAGAATCGTGTGGCACTGCCGGTTGAAAGACGCTTGCGCTTGTTGTGGCTGGCTGGCTTGCGCCTGACGTGCTCAGGCACCTCGTTGCTCCGGGCGCGCACGTAGTAGCACACCGGGCTGTTCGTCACGCGGTCCTTCGCGTCCACCAGCGACAAGCAGTCAGGAACGTCTTTCTTCAAGTGGTGCGGGAACCGGATAAACCACTCGACCAGATCGCCGCTCGGGAGCCACTGCTCGCTTTCAGTGTCCTTGTAGCCCTCTGGCTCCCACAACTCGCGCACCTCCGTTCCGCTGCTCCACGTCCGAGAGACGGTGTCGCAGATGAACACCTCGTTGGCCTGGAACCGATACTGGAGCAGGCTGATCCGTTCGTTCTTGCTGCGCTCGTGCTGGTTGCGCTTCTGAGTTGTCGTGCTGACGCGCACGTTGCGCTCACGGCCGCGCATGCTTAGGTGCTGCAAGTAGCTGTGGTAGCTCAAGCTGTCCTCCCAAACCTCGCAGCGGTGGTGCATCTTGGCGCTCCACCTTTCCAGCATGTTTAGGTAGCGGTCGCAGAACTCATACATTTTCCAGTGACCGACCTCGACATCCATGACGTGGACGCGGTTGCGGTCGTCGATGCCGACGTAGATGAGCGCGTTGAAATCGCCCTTGTCGCTGCCGGAAGGAGCTACGTCGCACAACAAGTAGCCAGTCATCTGGCCGTGCATCTGCTGACTGTAGGCAATCGGCTGGAACTGGTGCCGCTGAAATGCCTGGTTGAACCCGCTGACGACTTGCAGCTTGAACTGCGACATGAACACCGGGAACGACATGCCGTCCCGCAGGTAGGTGCGGAGAAACTCGGTGCTTAGGTTGGGCCACGTAGGGGTGCCCTCAAGGTCTAGTGTTTTGTCCTCTCTTGTCACGACCTCACACCCAACATCTAGGTGTGTCAGCCGATCCCATCCGGCGTCCATGGCCCAGTGGTGCGCGTCACCTGGGTGGTAGGGAGTTCCTACGTCGATGTAGCGAGTTCCTCGAGCGCGCAGGTTGAGCGAAGTCTCCATGCAGTGGATCGACTTCTTCCGTCCTGTCTCAGTCAGGTAGTTGGTTTCAGAGACAACGTCGTCGAACAGGATGATGTTGAAGCGCCCGCCCGTCTTGGACTTCTGCGGGCTGGCGACAGTCAGTGTCGGCTGCTGAATTGACTTGTCCGTCCGCAGACCCGTCGTGAACGACGCCTGCGCCCAGCGCGGCCCTTTTACGTTGGGGAAAAGCTCCTGCAAAATGGGGTTGTCCGTCAGCATGTCCCGCATCTTCTGGCACCGTTCCATCGCCATCTCCTGATCGTGCATGTAGAGCAGGATGGCGATGTTGGGGTGAGCCAGGATCTTGCGGAGGATAAACCCCTGCACGATGCTGCTTTTGTAGCTGTAGCGGGGAGCCAGGATGACGGACGTTTTCTTGCTGTCGTCATCAAGGAACGTGGTTAGCTCCTTGTGCGGCCCCCAGTCTCGCACGCCGCCTTTGCCGATTTCGCTGGTAGCGTTGCCGTTGGCATCACGGTCGGTGTCCATGCCAAGGACGTGACGGCAAAAGAAGCCCGTGTCCGTCAGCATGCGCTTGACGAACATGGTGCGCTCCGGGCTTCCTTTCGGCGGCAGTTTGCTCATTCGCCTGACGGGTTCATGTTTCGCAACGCTTGGTCAAGCATGGCTTCTTGATCTGCGCTGAGTTCGGTCTCTTTGCCCAACACGTTGTTGTTGTCAGGCTTCTTACGCGAACGGCTACGCTTCTTCTTGGCAGGAGATGACGCGGCTTTGGCGTTTTCTTGAAGCTCAAGAATCATGGCTTTGGCCTCCTCTAGCTGAGACTTCAGTTCGGACACGGCCTCGTTGTCGCGCTTTGCAGCAAGGTTTTCTGCATAAGCCTCAGCAAGACGTTGGATCTGCTTTTCGTCGATTGCTTGCGGCACGGTCCCAGACGGCTCTTCCGGCGCGAGCTTGTTGCCCAGGCTGATGTCTTCAATCTGCTGCGCGGCGTGCTGTGCAGAGTGGCTGTAAAGCAGGATCTTGTGCAACGTGTCCCGAGTAATGCCCCCCAAGCGGTGGCGAATGGGAGCGTTCGTGTCCTGAAACCTCTGGGCGATGTCTGGCTTGGTCAGCTGGATCGCAAACAAACGAGTTTGGTGAAAACGGTAGCCCTTGGACTCCAAAAGTGGTTTGACTTCCCAGAGTTCAATAGGTGTGTAAGATTGCGGCATGACTAACGACCGTGATTTGGAATCTGAATGCTGGAATGCCCACGACGACGCCGAAAAGGTGGGTGATCGTCTAAAGGCGTTGGATTTGTTGGTGAAGATCAGGTTGGCTGGCGAGCGTGTCAAGCCAGACGATCAAGTTATGTCGCAAGACACGTCGGTTGAAGACGCATTACGGGCAATCAACGAGGAGCAAGCGCCGTGAATGTTGGACAATACCTGCAATACATCCCTGAGATTGAGAAGAAGATCGTTGACCACAAGTTAGACAGCATCGTGTTCGGCATGGGGCCAACAGCTTGGCTACTGCCCTACATTCAGCGCAGCTTGCTGTCTGGTCTAAGGCTTTGGGGAGCCCACGACGCTTGCCGAATCATGCCAGCAGATGACCTAGTCATCATGGATTCGCCGACCAACAGCCTGCACCCAGACACAACTCGGCACAGGCACATCATCGACGCGCGGCCAAAGCGCGTGTGGATCTACCTGCCAGCACACAACACTTGGAAGGCGTTACTGCACCCCAGCATGCACTCGGTCACAGAACCCGTGGACTGGGCCGTGTGGAAGCCCGAACGTCTGCCGCCAGACCCCAGATTCAAGCTGGAAGCGCCGGAACATGGCCGGATACATACACTTGCGGTTAGCCCAACCGGAACGACGACTCTGGCGTGGCGCGAAGGATGCCGCCGAATTGGCGTGATTGGTGTAGACATGGTGAAAGGCCACCACCATACTTACCAGTGGAGCGCGGCCGTAGGGCGCTTCTTCGCCAAGTGCGCGCAGCACGCGCATGAGCGCGGGGGAGTTGTCGTCAACTTGTCTCCGATCACCAGCCTCAAGGAGTTTGCAGAGTGGACCCCATCAGAATCTTCGTCGGAACCGACGAGTGGCAACGAGCCGCCGGAGCAGAACTCGTCCTCGAGCACAGCATCCGACAGCACAGCCAGCGCGCCGACATCGAAATCACCTGGATGCGAACCGGGGACAAAGGATGGAGAGTCAGCAAGCTCGGCGGTGAGCAAGACGGAGAACTGACGTGGCGCGTTGGTGACGCCGTAGACCGTGGCTGGGTCAACAACCGCAGCTGGGGCACGCCGTTTACCGGATTTCGGTTTGCGGTGCCGCAGCTGTGCCAGTTTGAAGGCCGCGCGATCTACCTAGACGCCGACATGCTGGTTCTAGGCGACATCGCTGACCTGTGGAACGAGGAGGTCGCAGAGACCCGTGGCTTGAAGTGCTGGGGCGATCTGCGAACAGACGTGTCGGTCATCAACTGCGAGTTCTTCGGGGAGCCAGGCGGCGCTCCGGCTGCGGACTGGCCGACTATTGCTGAGATGAAAGGCAGCGGCTGGCGAGCCATGGACTACCTGCGGATGCTGCACCGCATGGGAGCGGTAGACAACCGGCTAGACCGCATGTGGAACGACTGCGACGGGTGGGGCTACGAGCGCGGCGAGAACACCCAGCTGATTCACTACACGCACGTCCTGCACGGCCAACCCTACCGCCCCTACGACATTCCTTACCCCAAGGAGTTCCCCTACGTGAAGACCAGCAAGAAGGCGGGTCTGCTGTGGTGGGACACCTACTTGCAGGCGCTGATGAAGCAACACGGAGAAGAGGAGGGCACCAGAATATGGAACGAAGCGAAGAAGTAGAGCAGATGCCTGGACTCGACGGCGAGCCATGGCATTTCGACAAGGATCTAATTGGTTCTCAGACCAGGGAATGGGACGAAATCGACAGGTCTGACTGGCCATACGCCAAGGCTTGCGCGCTTCTGAACAGGTTTTTCTGGAGGAACTGCGTCAGAGGCAAGCACAGCATGTCTCCGTTCGCGCGCGTTCTGCGGGACATGAGCTACAATCCTGATCCCGTGTTGGAAATCGGCATTCGGCACATGCACAGCACGGTGCCGTTGCTGCTAGGAAAGCTAGACTTCCTGTACGACCACTGGACAACTCCAGAAGCTAAGGAAACGCAGCCAGTGTATAGCTGCGACATCGAGTCGCTGCCTAACCACAAGTGGTTGCAAGACTTGTTGCCCAAGCTGTGGGTGCCGGAATACAAGCCCAGCACCTCGTGGCACCCGCCTACGGGTGCGTGCGCGCTAATCGTTGACGGCCACCACACCTACACGCAGGTCAAGGCCGAACTGCAACACCTCGGGAATCACCTACAAGAAGGGTCGCTGATCTTCTTCCACGACACGATTACGTTCGGCAGCGTAGGCGGGGGGCTTAGTCACCAAATGAAGGGCAAGGATCTGGGCATTCGGCCTGCGATTGACGAATGGATGATTGACCAAGGCTTTGAAGGTAGACGTTGGGTCTTGGAAGCAGTTTACGCCAAGGAGCCGGGGGCTCTCATCATTCACAGGTGCTCGTGATGAAGGTCTGCGCCGTTACATGCACGGGCGCGCGCCCGGAGCTTCTCAACTTGTGCCGGAAGTGGATCAGCAACCAGACTGTCAAGGTAGACGAGTGGTTGGTCAGCTACGACGTGGAGGAGAGACCCGCCGTAGACGCGGGCATCATCCAGAAGGTGAGCGAAGTGCCTAAAGGCTGGGCCGCGCTAAAGCACATCGCCAAGCAGAATTGGAACCTCTACAACGCCCTGAAAGCTGTGCCGGACGGCTACGCCGCCGTGGTGTTCGAGGACGACGACTACTACCGGACCAACCACGTCGAAAAGTGCCTTGAAAACCTTGAGGACACGCCGTTGAGTTGCCAGCGCACTCTGCACGTTTGGGATCTGCCCAACCGGCGCTTCAAGCAGGACATCAAACTGTGGCCAAGCGAAGGCTGCGTGGCGATGCGGCCAGACAGCATCACCTACTACGCAGACCTACTGCCGCGCGCCCGCAACTGGAACTACCACCGCGAGTTGCCCCTGCACATGAGCCGCGAAGAGACCGTCGTTCAGATCAAGGGAGCAGGACGGGGTCTGCCGGGGCGGCAAGGCACCACGGAGATGCAGGTCAGCGGTTTCAAAGGCGGTGGATGCCCCGACCCAGACCTAGAAAATCTGGACTACCACCTAGAAGGCAATGCCGAAGACTACTTGAGGCTGATGCTGTGAACAGCCTCTGTAGCGTGTGCGGCGAAGCCGCAACAAAAGTGGTGATTCTGGGTGCAAAGTTTGCTACCCCGCCCGACAACACGATCATCGGCGCGGAATACGACTACCGTTGCGACCTACACGCGCCTACCACTTGACCTTGAAGAAGTGATCGTCATGCCTACAAACAACACGGGCATCGTGGTGGGCTACCTAGCAGGTCGCTACCCGCAGAAGATCGGGCACCTGTTCAGCCCCGAAGGTCTGCGAGAGACCCACGACTGGCTACCGTTTGCGTTGGACAACGGCAAGTTTGCCTGTTGGAGCGCCGGAAAGCGTTGGGATGAGGACGGTTACCGCAAGATGTTGGAGACCGTAGCTTCTAGGTCTCAGCAGCCTCTTTGGGCCTTAGCGCCAGACGAGGTTGCGAACGCTTCCGAGACGCAGCGTCTGTGGAAGCTCTGGCTACCCATCCTGAAAAGCTACGGCTGGAACGTCGCGTTTGCCGTGCAGGATGGGATGACTAAAGACGATGTCCCCAGCGACGCTGACGTGATCTTCGTCGGAGGATCTACAGCCTGGAAGTGGAGCACCGTGCATCGTTGGTGCGATGACTTCCCGCGTGTCCACGTCGGTCGAGTCAACACGAACGGCAAGTTGTGGGAATGCCATGAGTCTGGCGCGGAATCATGCGACGGGACCGGATGGTTCCGTGGATGCAAACGTCAACTGGGTGGGCTGTTTCGTTATCTGGAACGAAGCAGCCAGGGGATGAAAAACGAAAGGGGGCCAAAGCTATGGGACAACGGAAAAATCAAAACGTAGTGCTGTTGATGAGCGGGGGGCACGACTCTGCCAACATCCTCAGGGATCTGAAGTCGGTGAAATCTGCGCTATTCGTGGACTACGGCCAGCCTTGCGCCGCAGAAGAACTGGCCGCATCCGTAGAGATTTGCCGCCGCTACGGCGTGACGTTGCATACCAAGACGATCCCGCCGCTGCCAACAACGGCAGTTACTTCGGAGAACACGGAGGAAGGCCGACCTGTTTATCTGGCTCGCAACCTCATCCTCATCGGTCTGGCTATTGCCCACGCTCAAGAGGTAGGGGCTAACGACGTATTGATTGGCTGCACCACAGAGGACCACGGCCTCTTCCCAGATTGCCGCCCCTTGTTCCTTGAGTATTTGAGCAAGGCTTGCGAGGCTGCTTACAAGGTTGGCGTCAAGGCTCCGCTGACAGTCCGCCCCAGCTACATCGTTGAAGGGACTTGGTCTTGCTACGATCCCTTGGTCTTTGGCAAGCCTTGCGGGGAGTGCTTCGGATGCAAGAAGGGGCAGCCGGTATGACTAGCGCCATCTACATCAGCGACATGTTCAGCGCCTTCCAAGGGACAGGCCACCTGACCGGGACGCGGCAGTTCTTCGTGCGTTTCGCGGGATGCTCGGTGAAGTGCCCGATCCGCAAGGACTGTGATGAGCCGTCTGCCCTTACCCGCAAAGAGGCGACGAAACACAGTGCTGACTCCATCGTCAACTACGCCCTCAAAGCTGTCGGCCCCCGTGGTTGGCTACACATCACGGGCGGCGAGCCAACGGATCAAAGTGAGGGCTTGCAGGAATTAGTCATGCACGCTCGCGAGTCGGGTCTGTATGTCCACGTCCAGACCTCTGGCGTGCGTCGCCTTCCTGTCCAATGGGATTGGGTGACAGTCAGCCCCAAGGTCCGTAAGCCTGAGCAGAAGTTTGGGCAGGAGATGGTGGTCATCGACGACGGCACCGTCACGATCGAATGGTTGGACGAACTTCGATGTACAACCAGCTTCTGGTCTTACTACCTATGCCCGCTTTGGGGGCGTGACATAAAGCTCACGTCTGAGTTGGCTTGGAGGGCTAAGTGGGATCTGACTTGGCAGATGCACAAGCACGGAGGACTGAAGTGAGGTCTACCGCTTCTTCGCCGTCCGGGCGCTGCGCTTGAACGCCTTGTTGGTCGGCGCACCCTTGGAGCCAGGCTTGCGCATCTTCTCGCCGCTACCGGCCTTGATGCGCTTCCGCTTGGCGTGGATGTTGGCGTAGAGCCCCTTCTTCTTAGCGGCCACGCTTCTTGCCCCCGCGACTCTTGGGCTTGCGGGACTTGCCGCCGCCGCAGCTAGCCACGGCGCTTCATCCCCTTGCCAACAGCCTTCTTAGCGGTCTTCTTGGCGACCTTTTTGCCCAGCTTCTTCAACAGACCCGGTGGCATCTTCTTGCCAGCCGCCTTCTTCTTTCCGTAAGCCATCGTTCGTCTCCGCTCCTGATCGAGAGTGACTAGCTCGAGCACCTGTTGTGGTAGGCTCGATGACGACGTTCTACCCGCAACAAGACAGCCATGGCAAGTCCACACCACCCACCAAAACGGCAACCCGGTGACTACGAGCCACGCATCCCCGGCTGGGCCGCAGACCGCATGATGGAGCTTCGACACCAACGCGAATCCGCGCCGCCCTGGGTCAAAGCCGAAATCGACAAGGCCATCGAGCGACTCAAGCAGACTCGCTACGACTTCTTCGACCGATGATTCTCTGGCATGTCGCACTAAATCCCAAAATCTGCGACAACCCCCGACCTCGAGTGGCTACGGGTCTGGCTATTTGGCTGGTCGGGAACACCCAACACAACCACTCCAACCATGCCAAGGACACGCCAACACGGCCCGAAAGGACTGCGAGGCTCAAGAAGAGGGGTCAGCGAAAAAGGCACTGAGGGTAGGGCTGGCTCTGCCAAACGTGGGACTCCTGGCAGAGCCGGGGCTCCCCCCCCGGTTACCCCCCCCGCCCCGGTTACGCTCGAGCGTGGCGCGGTTGCGGCGGACCGCTCGAGGTGGTCGGGCGTCCACGATGCTGCGCGCCGACGCCTACGATGCTCCGCGCGCGCTGGCGAACCGTTGACCCCGCACGACGTAGCGCGCATCCGTCACGCATTGCGCGCGTCTGGCAAGCGATGCTGGCGCTCGGCTGGCGCTCGCGTCGTCGCGAATGCGGTGGGGTGGGGTAGGGCAAGCTCCCGTCCGTTTCCGGTTCCTAGCGCATCGGCGGACCGTTGCCGCGCGTGCCTAGCGTGGACGGTTCACGTCATCGGGCGCCCCGTGGGGGTGCTGGCGATTCGGTATGCCTGGAAAGGGGGTGCAAAGCGGGGCGCGTGGTGATACGCTTTCCAGCATGGTGTCTCTACCGTTTGGGGAGCAATGCTCCGTTCACGTCAACCTCCACCGGCAAGCGCAAGGCTTGCCCCATTTCGCCATCACCGTCGGCGGGAAGGTGGTCGGCTACGCTCGTTCGGGTGAAATTGAGCTAGAGCAAGCCGAGCCGCGCATCGCGTGCGGAACGTACAAGCGGAGCCGAACCGCTGGCGCGGGTGGCAAGCCTAAGCGCGCGGTGTTCGCTCGCATCGTCGGGATTCTCCGCCCCGCGTCGTCGGCTCCGATCCGCGCAACGGTGCACCTTCACCCGGATCGGGGCGCGCATTTCACCGTTGGCAAGGGTGGTCCTCGGTGGAACGGCTCGCGTCGCGTGCGGTTCGTCGGCGGCGTGGTGGGGGTGGTCGCATGAGCTATTCACGCGGCTACGTGTTCTGCGCGCACGCGCATTGCTTTGCGGAGATTATCGGCTCCGCTGGCGACCTTTGCGACCCTTGCAAGGCAAACGACCCGGACGGCTCCGAATCGCATTGCGACGCATGCGACAATGACGGGGGTGAGCATGCGGAAGCCTAACCGGTTCGCCCACGCCGTCCGGCATGCGCTCGCATGCGTTTTCATCGCACTAGCGATCGCTCTAGCGTTGTTCGGCTAGGGTGCGCGCGGGCGTTTCCGTTCAATCGGGACCGGCCGCGCGCATCTTCGCGCGAATACCCCAAAGGACTAGACAAATGACGAAAGACGTAGAGAAAGCGCGCAAGCGCGCTGGAAATGATGCGGCATGCGCCCTGCGCAAGCTAACCGCATGGGCTAGTGAGCAGGGGCGAGACGATATCGCCCGCACGCTAACCGCTGCGGCCGTAACCGTTGCCGATGCGGTAGAAGCCTTGCGGACCGGACAAAGCGCGCCCATGCGGCGCGTGGGGGGTGCGTGATGCGCACGCATTCCCCCGATCCTGCAAAGCGCGCAACGCAAGCGCGCCTAGGGTGGAGCGATGACGAAACACGTCACCTTTGCCGGTGCTATGAAATCATGCTGGAATTGCAAAGCGCGGGGCGGCTCGGCCGCGCGCGGGGGCAAACGTCCAAAGCGCAGATCCGCAGGACGTTCCTAGCCACGTACGCTCCGAACCGCTCCTCCGGTTCGTTTGAAGCTAAATGCATGAATCTCTCAGCGGTTCGGCGTGACCTAGGCTTGCCGATTGTGGACGGATACAAGCCTGCTCCGAATATGTCCGCATCGTGCCGCGCTATCGCATCGGAGCGATGGCAAGCGCAAGCGGAACGGCGCGCGCAATAGCGCCGCCGCGTGCGTCCGTCGATTCGGGCGCACGCGGGGCGCGCTTTTGCGTCCGTTCCATTCCAAAGGACTAGGCACATGACGATAGAGCTAGAAAAGGGCGCGACTAGCGCGCCGATCCCGTTCCGCTTTTCCATTCCCCGCGCATGCAATCTAGCCAAGGTGGCAAAGCGCAACGGCTCGCGCTTTTCCGATGCCATCGCGGCCGTGGTGGTGCGCGGTTCCGCTTACCTTGCGGCTACGTGTGGACGAACGCTCGCGCTCGTTCCCGCTGGCATAAATGACGACGCACGCGCTAGCCTGGCAAGCGCCACGCGCCGCAACGCGGACCGGTCCCCCGTGGTGCTCCCCTTGGAAGCCCTCGAGGCTGCGCGCAAGGCTATTCCAGGCGCGGCGCGGACCGACTACGCGCGCGCCATCACCGTAGGGCAAGCGTTGCCGGACGGCGCGGACCACCCCGTCATCGGGGACGTATGCACAATCGAACGCCCGCTAGGCGCGGCATCGCATCATGAAAGGACCATGCCGTTGATCGATTCGGACGCCGTCGCGTTCCCGAACGTGGCGCGCGTTGCGCCCGATCCGGCCGCGATTCCAGACGCGGACCGGCGAACGCTCCGAATCGACGCCGCGCTACTTCACAAGCTCGCGCAAGCGATCGGCTCGAAAGGCCCGGTGGAATTGACGTGGAACGCGGCCGAACCGGAGCACCCTATCCACGTCGGCGCGCTGGAAAGTAGCGACGGCGACACGCGCCGCCGCCCCCACCTTACGCGTAGCGATGCGTTCGGCGCGTTGATGCCGATCGGGGGGCCGTACTAGTGCGGCGCCCCTTGCGCCGCGCGTGGTGGTGGGGGACTACCGATCCGCGCGCGGGCAAGGGCGGGCGCGATCGCGTCCCCGCCCTTTGCACCCCTACCGCGTGCGCCGTGCTGGCGTGCGCCCTTGCGTGCGCCGTGCTGGCGTGCGCCCTTGCGTGCGCCGTTGCCGGTATGCCTGGTCTGTACGTTGCGGCGTCCGGCGTGGCGGCGTTGCGGTTCGGCGCGTGGTTGCAACGAATCGACGACGACGACGCGAACACGACGCGCTAGCTCCAGAATGAGGCTGAGCGGGGGCGGCTACTTCCCCCGCGCACCATTGCCCGCCGTGGGGCGTCCACGGTAACCGATAGCAAAGGACTAGCCCGATGATCCCCCCCCACCGTAACCCCTACCCCTGCGCGCTTGCGATGGTCTACCATGCTGGCGCAAACGGCCCCCACGTCGTAGACGTGGACGCGCCATACGTGGGCGTCTTTCTGCACGACGAAGACGGCGACGACGACCGCGCGCGCCACTATTACTTGACGCAACGCGAGGCCGAGCGGCTTGCTCGAGGATTGACGGACGCCGCCTACCGGCTCGCGGATCAAGTGCAGGCCGTCCGCGATGGCATCGCCACGATATGCGGCGAATGCGCGAAGCGCCCCGTTTCCGGCGTCCTAGCGCCCCGTGCGCGGCGGTATCGCGTCGTCGCGTGCCCGCGTCATCAAGGGCGATGCGGCCACCGTCCCGCAAAGTAGCCGAGCGGGGCAGGCACTACGCCCCGCAACCATTCCGCGCCGCGCGGTTTCGCGGCAAACCCTTTAGAAAAGGACTAGAACGATGACGAACGAAGAAACGGCCGCAAAGCCGGTGAAGATGACGAAGAAAGCGCGGCGCGAGCTAGCAAAGCGCGAAGCAATCCAACGCTTGCGCGAGCTAGCGCCGGAAGGGAGCACGATTTACACCGTCCTGCGTCACGTAAGCCGGTCCGGCATGCTGCGGCATATCGACCTGTACGTATTCGCCCCCGGCGACGACGGCGGAAAGCCGGTCAAGCTGTGGCTATCCTACCTCGCGCACACGGCGCTAGGTTGGCCGCTGGCGAAAGGCGATCAGGGAGTAAAGGTTAGCGGGTGCGGCATGTGCATGGGGTTTCACCTAGTCGAGACCCTTAGCCGCGTTGTCTACGGCGAAAGCTACGCCTGGCGTCAGGAGTGGATATAATGCGGCTCCTTACGATCGAAAGCGGGCTAGCCGGGATTCACGGCGCTGGCGTCATCGAACGCCACGCCACCGGCTACACGTCCACGACCTACGGCGCGAGCTATGATCCGGCGGCGGATATGCTGCCCGATCTGGCGGACGGCGGCTACGTCATCGCGAAGCACGACGTTTTAGCCGATGACCCTAGCGCGGCCGTCCGCGCGCCGTTGCTCGCGCCTGAGCTAGAACCCGACGCCGTTTCGCCTTTCGACGGCGCAACGGGGGCGGGGTCGATGATTCTGGAAGCATTCGCGCAAGGTAGCGCGGAGCAGCGCGGGCTTGCTGCGCTCGCGAAAGCCGATCCGCGCGCATATGACAAGGTCGGCGTGCGCGTGTTCGCGCATTGGTGGCACGGCGCGGGCGCTCGCGTGGGCGTCCGGCGCGGGGACCGCGTGCAGTGGTTAGACGGGACGGAAACCCCGCTAGCCGATGCGGCGGCGGTGCTTGATGGCTGGCGGACGGCCGGCGGGGTGCGGCGGTGGTAACGCCGCGCCCCGGTCCCCGGACGCGCTACCGCGCGCCATCGGGCGAGGACTACCACAAATGGTTTTGCGGTAAGCTTCCGCGTGCGCGTGAATTGCACCGCCAGGGGTGCGACGTGGACACGATTGCCGAGGAACTAGGTCTCGAGCCCGACGATGCGTCCGCGTTGTGGGCCGAATGCGAGTCGGAAGCGTCTGACGACGATGATTCGCCGGAGGTTACCGGCTACGCCGAACCGCAGGAACCCGAAGGGGACGACGGTTTCGACGATTACGGCTACCCCGACGATTGGGCCTATCGTGTGGAGCCGCGCGAATAGTGCGGAGCGAAGCCCAAAAGCGCCAGCGGCGCGCAAACCGCGCGTGGCTAGCTGTGGCGCTTATTGCGATTGCGGCGAGGTGCGGCGCGTTCTAGCGCCCCTCGCCGCCCCCTAGGCGTCTCATCCGCCAGTAGACCGCCTGCCGACTCACGCGATAGCGCGCGGCCACGGCCTCGACCGATCCTAGCTCGCGCAGATCCTCGAGGATGTCCGCGTCGGCGAGCGGAGCGCGCATGCCTGGCTGCGCTCGAATGCCGAGTTGGCCGAGCCGCGTCCGCACCCTGCGTTGCGACAAACCAACGTCGGCCGCAATCTCTGCCACCGACAACCGACTAGCCAAGTCGCGCAGCGTGTCGTCGTCGATCATGTCTGCTCCAGACGGCGACGAAGGGCGCGGAACGCTTCCGCCGCGCACAGCGGCACCTGACCGTTGCCAATCGACCGCAGGCGCTTGGTTCGGTTGTGCCTGCTCGACGTAACCTTGCTCATGCCTTCGTCCCATCCGGCAAGCCATCGTCGGGGTTCGTCCATCCACGCGGCCATCCCATCAGAAGCTCCACCCAGTCCGGGTTCAGGTAGCCGCCGATCTGTTCCGACAAAGGACGGCTGTTCCTCGCATGCGTCGCCGCGCTCGCCTTGCCGGACCGCCAATCTCTCGCCGTTGGCGTCGCCATCAGCACGTAGTCGCACAGCGTCACCCCTGGATTGGCGCTCTTCCCCGGCGACCGTTGCGCCGTTGCGTTGCGCGTGTTCTTCGAGTCGTTCGCAACAGGCGTCGGGATTCTCTGCCAGGATCCACATTCGCTTGCGAACGTGAGGGGCACCAACCGCTTGTGCGGAGAGCACGCCCCACGCCGCATGATACCCGCTTCCGGCAAGCCCCTCGAGGACCGTTGCCAGTCCTCTGGTCCGAATGGCCGGACTGTTCTCGACGAAGACGAACCGGGGCCGACACTCGTTGACGACCCGTAACATCTCGAACCAAAGAGAAGACCTTGCCCCGGCGAGCCCTTGGGCTTTGTAGTTCGCGGCCGACAGGTCTTGGCAGGGGAACCCGCCCGCAACAATGTCCACTCGCCCTTGCCAGGCGTTGGCGTTGAAGGTGTTGATGTCATCGTGAATCGGGAACAAAGGCAAAGACCCGTCTGCCTGACGCGCCAGAAGCACGTCGCGACAGAACGGGTCAATCTCTACAGCGCACACGGGCCGGTGGCCGAGCAGCATCCCGCCAAGAATGCCGCCGCCCACACCGGCAAACAGGTGCATCTCACGCATCCTTTTTGGATTCGTCTTCCGATTCGAACGAGTAGATCCAGTGGAACTGCTTGACCAGTTCCTTCTGCCGGTTGACCCGCTGCGCAGCCGCAAGCGTCATCTTCGCGAGCTTGTCCTGAATCTTGAACAACTCCTCCTGGCCGACGAGGTCGGAACTGGCAAACACGTCTCGGCCTCCTGCGGGCATCGCCATCAGATCCCGCAGGTTCTCGAACCAGTTATCCGCGCAGAGACGCAGGTTCATGTTGTCGAGCCGCTGCTGGTGCATCTCCATCTCCAGCTTGAGGATTTGCTTCCGCAGATCCTCCTTAGTCAGACGCTTAGGCAGGTGCATTGCCGTCCTCCTTCCACTCGAAAGCGGCGAGCTTGTCCTCGTATGCGTTGGCGATCGTCTCCGCGTCGATCCCCTCAAAGTGTTGCCATCCCCCGCGCAGACGCTTGAGGTCTTCCTTGGATGCCGCTTGCTCCACGGCGGCGACGGCCTCTTCGACTAACTCGAAGTGAATCGACTCGTCGATGCCGAGCTTCTGACGGATGCCGTCCTGCTTGCTCGGCTTCGGTAGCGGCAAAGGCTTCTCGATCAGGTCAGCCTTGTCGTCCTGCTGGATGACGCCGCCGACGCCCATGTCCTTCGGCACCGACCCCTTGGTCAGCACGGCTCGGAGCACGGTCTTGCGGCACATCATCGGAAAGTCGGTGTGCCACGGGCTGTTGTTCCAACCCTTGCTCTCAGCGTTCTTCCACGCATCGCTGCGCCCGCGCGACTTCTCCAGTTCCTTGCGGGACATCACCCAGACGACGGGGTCGTCCATGATCGGGTGGTGGCCGCTAGGGTCGGTGATGACGACGCGAGCGTAGGCGGCGATCAGGTTTTCGTCGGAGCGGTCAACGTCCAAGCCGAACTTGTGGATGACCTTGCCCTCTCCGGGGCGGAACTCAAACTCTTCGCCCTCGTAGACGCAGAACGCTTCGATCTTGTGAACGCGCGGGTGCCGCTGCGCCAGTTCGCACATGCCCTTGTAGCCGATCATCGGCTGGACCTCCTTGCACTTGCGTCGGCCGTTCCACCGTGGGATCAGGTAGAACAGGTCGTAGGAACTGCCAGGCAACAGCTTGCATTGCGCCGCCATCAGCAGCGCGTTGATGGCGCTGCCGGGGGACGACTGGAACGCTTCGGCCAGCCCTTGGTTGTTGAGCACGTCCTGCTTCACAGCAGCCATGAACGGTTCAAACTTCAGGTGGCCGGAAATCATCTCGTAGTTGAGCGCCGACTCGAAGTCCTTGCGGTAGGTCACGCACAAGGCTTCGCCGACGTTCTTCGGGACGAGGGCTTCGGTTTGCGTGTCGGTCACTTCAACTCCTCCTGCGGCTTGCTGACGCGGACTTGCCCGCCGTTCAAGGCCGACCATTCTCCGTAGCCCGTCTTGTGGCAGAACACTTGGTATTCCGCGCCCTCCTCCGTCACGACGCTGTAGCTGCATGAGCTACTTGAGTCCTTCACGACAAAGGCGGGAACGGAGTCCGAGCGAACGATCAAGCCGCTCTGACGCAGCAACTCGCAAATGTGCTCCCACAGCTTCGCGTGGTCAGCGTTGTCTCGGTCAAACTTCTGGATTTGCATTTCTCTAGTCCTCTTACTTATCGGTTGTGGTGTCTTCCGTGACACCGGGGTCGGAGTCCTTCATCAGCTTGTCTACAATCGAAGCCAGCGCGTAGAAGCTGCACAGATAGGCTGCGCGGGTGCCCTTGTCCCAGCTTTCGAACTCGGCAAGCAACGAGTCAACCGAGCGGCCAACTTCGTCGTCGCTTCCCAAGCCAACGCTGACGTTGCTCATCTTGTTGAGGAGGATTGCGCAGCGGCCGATGATTTCGCCCATTTGCTTCGTCGCCTCGCACAAACGCTTGTCGGCGTCCTCGTCAACTAGAAGCCACCTCACAGCGCCTTCTCCTTGATGCGGAGCACGCGGGTCTGCTCGATCGGATCGACCGGCTTGCGGCTGTATGCGTCGTAGAGCTTGCGGTTCTCCTTGCGGAGCTTGCTGGTATCCAGCGTGGCGTAGTTGTTCAGCAGGTCGGGGTGGTTCTGCAAGCACTCCTCTGCGTTGAACTTTCGGTTGACGCCAACCGTCGCGACGACGCGCTCCGCACCGTTCTCGTCGTGGTAGACGATGGTGTCGTGGTCCTGCGCGTAGCAGAAGATCGCCGTCTGCATCTCGCTGATCTGCGAGCGGATCGCCTTCTCTTGGATCTTCAACCGCGTCAACTGGCGCAGCTGCTCGACGACGCCGATGTCGCACCCGATCGGGTTCTTCTCACGGACTGCCCAACGGTTGCGGGCGTCGGCCTCGTCCTGCGGGTCCGGCGGGTTGCCGTCCTTCACGCGCTGGACGAACTCGAAGCACTCTTCGCGCACCTTCTCGATGACCTGCTTGTCGTGCTGGATCTTGTAGAGTTCGGTGCCGCTGTTCATGTGCGCGGCGAGCAGGCCGTAGTCAGCGACCGGCAAGTCGAACATCTCCGGGTTCTTCATCGCCAAGTAGATGTAGGTCTGCACCTGAAACCAGTAGTCGTCCGGCACTTGGTCGGTGCCGGGGTCGCCCCAGCCGCCGTGACCCACCTCGCCGTAGCGGGTCTGCTTGATCTCAAGCACGCCGACCTTGCCGTCGATGACGAAGTAGCGGTCGGGGTGCCCGTTCAGGATCTCGCCATCCGTCAGCAACCAGCCCATCCCCTCGTCAATCTCGCCGACAGGGTGGTCCAACCCTTGCCGCAGTTCAAAGCCGAACTTGTCGGCCGCGATGCGTGCGATGGCGTCCTCAAAGTAACGCCCTTCCTTGAGCAACTCGTTGTCCGGCTGCTCTGGGATCTCCCCCCGCATGCGGTGGTAGAGAGTGAGAGGGCTTTGAAACTTCGACAAACCCAGCACCGCCCCGACTGCGCTGGCTCGAATCATCAACGGACTTGCCATGCCCCGACGCTAGGCTTCGGCCAGGACCGTGTCAAGGCTTTACCTGTAGTGGCGGGGGAAAGTTGGGGTCGGGGCAAGACCATTCGCTTTTGGCCGTTGCCTTCTGGGAATCCTTGTGGCAAGATCCGCCAGCCTAGCTGGGCAGCGGCTCTCTGGAAGCGAGCAGGGGCGATCCCTCCCTAACTTCCCGACACCTACCCTCTGCACTGCGCGCTTAGTTCTCTAGTCCTTTTCTAAGCTGCGCCGCTCCGAGGGCCGCTGCCTAGTGTTTTCACGAACACTCGGCGTGCGGCTGGCAGGATTGCGGGATCTAATGGCAGAGGGGTTCCCGCAGGGACGAGACGGTCGGCCGCACGCTTTTTTCCACCTTGATCCAAGGTCGGTCGAGGGGTAAGCACGACCGCATGGGCTACGGAAAACTTTGGGAGTGCATGTTCCAAGGGAGCATGGTCGGGATGGGACCGACAGCATTCGCGGTTTGGGCCTACATCATCGCCCACGCAAAGCCCCCCGGAGAGGTAGAGGTCAACCCTCGAGTGGTTGCTGCGCTGATCGGCTGCACGCCACAGGAAGTTGACGAAGTACTCAAGGCGTTCTGCCAAGCAGACGACCTGAGCCGCAACCAAGACCACGACGGACGCCGACTGTTGCCGCTCGGCCCCTTCACCTACGAGGTCACGGGCTGGGAAAAGTATCAGCAGATCCGCAACGAAGAGGCTCGCAGAGAGCAGAACCGGCAAGCGCAGCAGCGTTTACGACAAAAACGTCGGGATGCTGACAGTCAGCAACCGTCAGCACCGCGTCAGCGCCGGTCAGCAGAGTCAGCCCATGTAGATGTAGATGTAGATACAAGTAAAAGAGGGCGGTCTGTGCAGCGTCCTGAGAACGTCTCTAAGGCCGTTTGGCAGGACTGGCTAGCCCACAGACGCAAGAAGCGCGCAACGGTCACAGCGACCGTCCTGCGGACGTTTGAGCGCGAAGCAGAGAAGGCTGGCCTGAAGCTCGAAGACGCCATCGCCACCAGCATCGCGCAGGGGTGGGCTGGCTTCCGGGCTGAGTGGATGGAGTCACAGCAACGTCAGCGTCAGCAGCGTCAGCAGCGTCACATCCCGAACTTGCCCTTGGGGGCACCCAGCTGCTCCTGCGAAAACTGTGTGGCTTACCGGGAGAAGAATGCTAGGTTGGGCAACAGCTAACCACATGACCCCCGATCCCCAAGACATCACCCAAGCGTGGGAAACCCTTACCCCCTTGGATTCTTACACCGGCACCGAGACATCGCACTTGAAGGTCATCACTTGGGACCAGCTGGTGCAAATCGCTCACTACCTCCCTCCGACGCCCCTCAACAACCACGTCAAGCACCCGCCCCCGCACGCAGCGGCCGTGAGGCTGGCGGCAGAGTTCTTCTCCGTGGCCGACACGGACATCTTGGGACAAAGCCGGAGGAACAAGCACAGCTTGCCGCGCAAGATGGCGTGCCTTCTGATGCGTGATGTGGGCGAGATGTCCTACGACGAGATCGGTCACGTTTTGAACCGGGACCACACCACGATTCTCTACTTGGTGCGAAGCGCCCAGGAGATGATCGACGACAGCCCGTCTAACCGAGCGGTCTACGTCAAGATGCGCGAAGTCCTCAAGAAGTTTGTGGACAAGCAGAAGTATGGGCAACACCAGCAAGAAGAAGAAGAAGGTCAGCAGCCTGCTCCCAGTGACTCGTAGTGTCCGGCGGCTCCAGTCGCTGGGATGGGTTGCCGACATCGCTGAACGCAAGATGGGCGTGCTGTCCCGCGACTGGTGCAACTTTGCGGACATCGTCGCCGTGCGGCCGGGGCACAACGGGCATCCTCGAGTGTTGTTCGTGCAGGCTACGGGGTGGACGAACGTGTCCAGTCGCCTGAAGAAAGTGCGCGAGAACGAGGAAGCCCTGAGCTGCCTAGTATGCGGGTGCGACATCCAGGTTTGGGGCTGGGATCGCTACAAGGAAGAGCCGCGCATCGAACATGTGCGGATGGAGGACTGGGACGAATGACTACCATTGTTTCGTTCGGAGGGGGCGTGAACAGCGCAGCCATGCTGATCGGCATGCACGAACGTGGGATGCGGCCGGATGCCGTGCTGTTCGCTGACACCAAGGCTGAAAAGCCCCACACCTACGAGTTCGTTGCGATAATGAACGAGTGGTGCGAGAAGGTAGACATGCCGTCGATCATCACGGTGACCGCCAAGAGCATGTATGACGGGCTAGAGGACAACTGCCTCAAGCAGAAGATGCTTCCCTCGCTGGCTTACGGCTTCAAGAGTTGCAGCCACAAGTATAAGAAGGCTCCCCAAGAGAAGTGGGCCAACAACTGGGACGTGGCACGGCAGACCTGGCAATCAGGCGAGAAGGTCACCAAGTATCTAGGCATCGACATCAGCGAAGAGCGTCGGGCACGCATCCCTGAAGACGACAAATACGTCTACGGCTACCCGCTCATCGAGTGGGGTTGGGACCGCAAGGATTGCTTGGAAGCGATCCAGCGTGCCGGACTACCCAACCCCGGAAAGTCCGCGTGCTTCTTCTGTCCGGCCAGCAAGAAGTCGGAGATTCGCGAGTTGCACCGCCTCTACCCTGAGCTTTCGCAACGGGCTATCGAGATGGAGCGCAACGCGGAACTGACGACCGTGAAGGGTCTGGGCCGACACTTCAGCTGGGAGAACTTCCTGAAGGCAGACGACGCTCAGGGCAAGCTGTTCCCCGAAGTCCTTGAGGTGGACTGCATGTGCTTTGAGGGATCAGACGACTAACCGCCTACCTGCGTTGGGTAGGCACCCGGATGGCGAAGGCTTAGAACCAGACCTAACGGTCGCAACTATTCGTGCTGCTAACTTTCGTCATCCGGTCTTTTACTTCGCGTTCGTAGTGAGCTTTCGCCAAGCATCCAAAGCCTTTGTTGCGGTGAAACCTCACGTTCTCCATCGTGCAGCCTAGCTCGTCTGCGATATCCCGCGACTTCTTGCCAGCTAGCTTGCGCAACACAACCTTGCGCGTCATTGACGGAAGACCATCGACCTGATGGGACAACCACTCCAGCGTTTCGCTGGATGCGGCTAGTTCTGGGACGCTTGGCGAGACTGTCGGCCAAGAGAGCACTTCGTCGCCAACAGTCGTGGTCCGGTTTACGCGATATTCTCCGTTGACCTTGTAGCGCCCAAACTGCCGACGAAGTTCGTCAACCACGACTGCTACCGGAGGCCGCTTGAGCCACCGCGCAATCAGCTTGAGATGCTCGACCTCTCCAGGCTCAAGCAACTCCTGCGCCATTATGTAGACGCGGCTGGCTACAGGTCTTTTGCCCAACGGCCTAATTCAGTTTTCGGCCCGAACTTTGAATAAGATCGAACTTCATTCAGCAAAGCTGAACAACGCCCCCTACAGGTCTTTGGCCCATTCGCGGGCGACGACCTGCGCGAAGTGCTTTTGGCCTTCCTCGGGAGCGGCTTCAACCATCCGGGCGCTGAAGGCGTTGCAGGCGTTGACGTAGTCGTGCTGCTCCGCCTCGGTCAGCGTCGGCCATAGCTCCGCGATGGCTTGCTCTACAGCCTGCGCCGCTTGCACGCCGTTGAACGGCGGGGCCGCGCCAGCATCAACGAACGCCAAGAACTTCTCGGCGAACTTGTCCATGTATGCGCGACGCATGGGCAGCCCGACCATCTCGAAGTAGGACGACATGCACTGAGCAATCCGCAGACCCTTGCGGAACTCGTCAGCGTTGACAGCCGGGACTTTGTTCATCAGTTCAACACCGCACGCTTGGGCGACTAGGTGGTTCATGCTGACTTCCTTGCCGCGATACGCGCCGCCCGCTCAGACGCAGTAGCAGCAGGGCCGCGAATCCAGCGGACACCAGCAACCGCGAGGGCGACCTCGAGTATCCCGAGAGTAAGTTGCTGCCACCACGGGTCGCCCGAGTTCTGCAACACCGCCTGGCGTAGCGCCTCCGCTTGAATCGCAGTCAGCCCCCCCTGCTGCTCGATGGAGTTGATGACTTCGACAATCCCAGTGGCTTGGTCGCTGGACAGCAGGCCGCAGCCAGCCAGAAGCGCACAACACGTAATCGCGAAAGTGGTTCTCATATTCTTTGGACCAACAAGGCAGTGCAAACCGGAACAAGGCCGCCGACAAGACCCCAAATGCCGCAGCGAACTTTGAGTGTAGCAATCTCCTTCTCCACCTCAATCAATCGTTGGTAGACGCCGCTCATGCCCTGCTTGTAGTTGTTGCGCTCGTGGCGGATCTCGCCCGTCAGACGCTCCAACTCACGCAGGACTAGCTGCTTGTATTCGTGCCACCCGTTCGTCTCAGTCATCGGATTTGCAACCTCTGCATTCTCTGTTCGCGCGCATCTTCTTGGATGTTCGACTTCATGCGGGTGATCGCACGTCGCATCAGCATCCGATAGATCAGGCTTTGTCGGCGATTGGTTCCTAGACGGGGGTTCTGCAACGCGAACAGTTCTTTGCCAGTGAAGACCTCGTCCAAGTGCTCAGGATAATTTGCGTATGCCCGCGCCAAAAGCTGTAGGCGCTCGCCGTTGCGGATGCCTTCCATGATCTCGGAGCCGGTGATGTCCAAGGCTTCGTCTGCCAAGCCTCGCCATTCGCTGTCTACACCCAGAGCAGCTTGTTGCGACACCATGTCTACCATCTCCTGATATTCGTCGATGGAGCTTCTCTTCCCCTCCATCTTTCCAACCGCCTCGGCCAAGTCGGTCATGGCGTTGTCGTATTCGATGATGGCGTCGATGCGGTCGCTGTCGTTGATCGACTTGAACAGGTCGTCACGCTGCTCGACCGTCAGGTTTGCGACTAGCCTGTGACCACGGATGCTGGCCGCAACGCTGGATTCTGGAGCCAAGTCCAACGCCTGCCGGATGTCATCGGCTCCTTGCCGCAAGGTCTTCTCAACATCGAAGCCCGTGCTGTAGAGCGTGTTCTTCATCCCGCGCACAGCCTCGTAGAACTCCTCCGGCTTGTTCTTCGAGCCTCCAGACGCAGGCATCGCATCGTTGTTGCGCCGCCAGTCGTAGACTTGGTTGCTGATGTCGCGCAAGTCCAGGTTCTCGCCTTGCAGCACGCGAGCCCAACCTCGGCTGATCCGAGAGAACGGGACTAGGCCGCTCTTGTCGATGAAGTGAGCAATCGCCGAGCCGTCTGCGTCCAGGGATGTCGCAGCCGCGTAGTACAACGCGGTAGGTGTCGTCGCGCCGGCCCACGCTTGACCCGAAGTCGGATCTTCCGCGATGCGAGCGAACGTAGACGCCAAGCCACCCACAACCTGACCACGGAACGACGACCCCAGCTGCCCCATGAACGCTGACGGCGACGCGGTAGCGGCGTTGTAGAACTTCTGGATCGGCTCAATCGGGTCGCCTTCGGTCATCATGCCAACCAGCAGTTCCGTCAGCATGTCGCCCATCACCCCAACCAAGGCGACACCAGCAACAGACTTGAACATCCGCTTGACGGCTGCTCGAGCCTCCTTCTTGGCTTGGATCTTGGCCTCTGGAGTCTCCGCGTTGCGCACTTTCTCGGCACCACGCAGGGCTTCACCGATGATCTGCCCGTGCTGTTGCGCCCGCTTGGTGGCGAAACGCTGGAAGACCATCAGGTCGCTGACCAACTGGTTCTCTGCGAACTGGCTGTATTCACCCTTACGGGTTCGGCTAGTCAGCAACTCGACGCCAGCCTTGAGAGCCCGCGAACGAACTTGCGGATCAAGTGCTTGGCCAGAGAGGTTGGCTTCACGGATCGCGGCCATGTCGCCCGCAGACACGTTGGCCAACTCAAAGAACGTGAGGTCGGTGGGAGAAGCCTTGCCAGACTCTACAGCCCGCAACGACAAGTCTGCCGTGCTGGTCGCAACCAGCGTCTTCACCTGCTCAGACCACGACGCCAGCTTGCCGGTCCAGTTCTTGACCTTCTCGACGCCTTGGCTGCGCGACTCTTGGAACATCCAGTCCATCGTCTGCGCTTGCACCAAGCCTTCGCGTTCCGCCAGTTCCTTAGTTTCGGACCAATTGCGTGCCATCCGACCCATGCCACTGGTGAAGAACCGGCGAGCCGACAGCAAGTAGGCTCCACGGAAGAAGTCAGGGATGTCGCGGACAAACGAGAAGCTGGACAAAGCTGCCGAGCGCAACCCTTGCAAGTCGCGGTTCGCAGACACCACGCCGCCCTGATACGTGTTCGTAGGCTCGCGGCCTTGCATGCGTTCGGACAACGCTTCCACAGACGACCGCAACGCCTTCACGTCCGACTCGCTTTCGATCCCCAAGCGACCGATGCCAGCGACAGTCTCCTTGACGTGCATCGGCACGCCACCCTTTTCTAGAGCCACTTCGTACTGCTTGCCCCAGCCTTCGCGCTGCGCCTGAGCAAGCAACTGCTCTCGCGTCTGCTGACCTCCAGCATGCACACCGAACTCGCGTGCTGTAGCGATACGACCCGTCTGTTGCTGCGCCATCACGCGCATGACTGCAAGCGGGTTAGGCTCGAGCATCTCATACTTGCGCGTCTTTCCGCTGGCGTCGCTAGTCCAGTAGACGGGGTAGTTCTTGAAGCGACGTGAGAACTCGACAGCGGCTTGACGCTCCCCCGTCTTCACGACGACGTTGCTGAACTCAGCCTTCTGCTCGTTGTATTCGTTCTCAAGATCCACGCCCGTTTTGCGACGCTTGCGCCCAGTCTTGGCGTCGCGGATGTATTCCGGGTTGGCTTCTGCCAGATCGTTGAAGAACGCTTTGCGAAGAGAGAGTTTGTCGAACACCAGCCCTCTGTCGCGGCCACCCACGTATTGCATGACGCCACGCTCACCGGGGCGAATCGGCTCAAGGACTACGTTGCCCTCAGAATCCGACACAGCTTGAAGCAAGCCAGCTTCCGCAGACTTGTTGCGCAGGGTCTTCGCGAACTTCTGGCCTTCCTCCTGAATCTTGCGCTCAGTGTCGTTGCGAGGCTCGATCTTCCCGTCCATCAGGTCAGCTACGCGCGTGCGCGTCATGCTGTCGGGGCTGTCAGGGATCGGCACCTCCTTCTCCAGTGCTGCCTTCAGCTGTGCCCGCGTCTGCTTGTTCTTGCTGTTGTAGAGCTTCTCCATGCCTTCAGACATGCGCAAAGCTGCCGCCTCTTCTTTCTGTTGGTCTTGGCGAACAACCTTGGCCCTACCGCCCATTTCCACGCCAGCACGCTCAAGTGTCACGGCAGGGTCTTCCACCAAGAACTCGTAGCCCCGTCGAATCGCACGGCCTGCGCTGGTTTTGCCAATCGCCCCGGCCACATCTTGGATGGTCGAGCCGATTGCCTCTACAACCTCAACAGGGTCAACCCCGGCGCGCATTTCCTTCAGCTTGCCCTCGCGTAACAGTTGCCGCCTGGACTTGCCGACATCGCGAACCAAACCACGCTCGTCAGCCAACTCGCCTCGACGCGCTTGCAGCACACGCTCGCCGGTCCCTTCGGGAACGTTTACGTCGAGGATGCCCGTCTCCTCTTGGTAAGACACCGGCTCCCTGAACACGCCTGCGCCGAACTCCTCAGACTCGCGCCCTTGAGCCTCTGGTTGACGTTGCTCCGATTGCTTGGTGGCCGCTTCAACTTGGCGTGCAACTAGCTCTTTTTGCTTTAGAGCTTCTGCGACCGACGCCTCCTCACGCATCTGCCGTTCCTGCTCAGGAGTAAACCTCTGCGCAACGGGATCTTCCGCACCAGGCATCTCCACTTCGCCGGGTTGTTGACGACCGCGCCGCGCGTATGCCTGACGACGCTGCAAGCTGGCCGCTTCCGATTGCCCCAACGCGATGCGTTGCGACAAGCTCAAGTATTCGATTCTGCGGTAGGGCGATGCCGCTCCAACGTCGATGCCAAACTGTTGTGCCGTGCGACGCATCCAGCCGTCCATCACGTCGGCTTCACGGGGCGACATCTCGCCCGCTTCGGTCATCGTCTCACCACGCTCGGCCCAGCGTTGCAGAACGCTACGTGCGTCATCTGCGGACATCTCAAGCATCGACATCTCGTCGGGCTTGCTAGCCGCGCTCTGCCGCAACTTGACCGTCTGACCCTTGGCATCCTTCGACGGAAGCAGTTGTGTCAGCAGACGCTTCTGATCCGGCGAAGTCTGCACTTGCCGGTTGCCCTCTACACCCTCAAACGCTTCCAAAACTTGCTCACGCACACGCTGGCGGTTGCCAGCACGTCCGTAACGCATCGCCGTCTCTGGGTCGGATGGAGCAACTTCGGGAGCTTCTGCCGCCGCCGCTTCCATGCCTTCCGGCTCACCGATGGCTTGCAACTCTGCTTCCGCTCGCACGTCACCGCGAGTAGGCGGTCCTTCGACTTGCTCACGCGGAGGACCAGCCTCCATGGTCGGCAGTTCGAGCACATCTTGTCCAAACTGCTCATACCTTTCGCCGGGGACACGGCCGGTCTCGATGGGGCGCATGCGTTGCACCCGGATGGCATGGTCGGCATTTCCTGTGTTAGCCGCGATGCTGCCCAGGTCCATCGTTAGGTTGACCATGGGGTCGCCAGCTTCCATCTGCGCCATGATCTTTTCAGGCGGAACCAGCTGGAAGAACTTGCGCAGTTCGACGCCCGCCTTCGTGTTGCTAAAGCGCGCCATGTGCAGCGCGTTGTGGATGATGGCATCTCGCAGCGGGTCGGGATTGGCCACCGACGCTTCGCCTAGCTTGTCGTAAACAGCATCCAGCACAGGGTTGTCGGTCAGCGGCTCCAAGCCTTGGTCGCCGTGCGTCTGCAACGTCTCGACCTTCTTGTAGTCCTGCGGATACGAAGCCGTGCGTGCGACCGTCGTGCCGTCAAGCCCTGCCGAGTGCAGCTTCATGTCGCCGGGGTAGGCGAACTCTCCGGGCTGCACTTCCTGCATGCCTAGGCGCTGGAAGTTGATGGCCGACCCCGACTTTTGAACCATGCCAATCATGGCAAGATCGTCGAGCGCACGTCGGGCAGCGTCGCCACGCAAAGGCTTCGTGCCAGGGTCGCGGCCGAAACCGCGCATGACTTGGCGCACGTTGTCGGCAACCTCGAGCACGGGCTCGCCGTTTTCTTGGCGCAACACCACCGAGTGGTCCTGTCCGAAACGAAGGCGCACGTTGCCGGTCTGACCTTCCTGGGCCGGCGGCACCAACTCCGGCGTCCATGTTCCGCGCAGCGCGCTCAATGTCTCGCCCGTCGCCCAGCCGTAGCTGTCCGTGATGACGGTATCGACATCGACACCCAGATCGCGCCGTCGCTGCTCACCCTCTTGCTGTGCCCGCTCGCCAGCTTCCGCCATGCGCTGTGGCTCGGTCAGGTCGGCAAGGCGTTCTTCGAGGCGAGCTTCTCGCGCGGCATCTTCTGCGCGCGTCTTCTCCAACAAGTCCATCGCCTGCTTGTTGGCCTCTGCCTGCATCCACGTCTCAAGCGTGTTTAGCTCAGGCTCAATCTGGCGAAACCAGTTGGTCTGTTCATGCGTGATGTTGCGCCCCTTCAAGAACGCGACACCCATGGCCGTGCCTAACCACGCGCGACCCAGCTGACGACCGGCATCAAAGTCGCCTTTCGCGATCCAGTCGTAGGCAAGCTGTCGAGCGTTGCTGTCGAGAGCCATGAACGCAGTGCCCTCGAACGCGCTGCTCAGGCCGAGGGCTGTAGCCTGTCGGCCAACACCCGCCACCTTGTAGTAGGCGTTCGCCATGCCCTGCATGTCGATCTCGCCATTCCGCAGCTGGTCAGCCGCACGCAGCAGAATGTCGCGCTGGCGATCATTCAACTTGTCGATGTTGCGGCTGACGATCTTGCTGCCGATCTTGTTCGCCACCCGCTGCATCGGAAGCATGAACGGCGTCAGCATCAGAGCAGCGTGCATCTGGTGCATGCGCTCGTCTTCTGGCGACATCATATACATCTGCGCCATGGCACCGCCCGCCATGCCAGCT